GTGCACCAGCCGATCCCCGACGACCGCGTCCTCGCACGCCGTCGCGCCATCGGCGACCAGATCCGTAGCGCCCGCCTCCACGCGAACCTCACGCAAGAGGCGGTCTCCCTGCGCACCGGAATCCGCATTGCGACCATCAGCGAGATCGAGCAGGGGCACCGATCCGCACTGCTGGACAACCTGATCCGCATCGCCGACGCGATCGGTGTCCCCCTCGCCGACCTCGTGCGCTGACCCGCCCCGCGGGGTCCGGGCGGGGCGGGCGATCAGCGGGACGCGGCCGGCCGACTGCGCGGCGGCGCCATCGCGGGCCGGTGTCCGTCACACGCGTACACCGGCCTCGGAGGGCCCGACGAGGCATCCACCCAGTCGACGACCCGCACGTCGCGGCCACTGCCGCACCGGTCACACCGGGGGACCTCGCTCATGCCGTCACCTCCACGCGTCGGCGGACGCCTGCCGGGTGACAGGGACAGCCGCAGTGCAACTGCTCGATAGGGGCCGCCCACGAGGGGGAGTTAGGTAGATGTAGGTCAACGGGACCGTCGCACTCGTCGTGCTCTCCCCGCCCGCACTCCGGGGTGAGGTCCCGGCGGGTGGTTGTGCGTGCAGTTCTCATGGCAAGGGCTCCTGGAGTAGCGCCCACAGGCTGTGGAAGTCGGCCGAGACGCCGCTCGTCTGCGAGAGGTGGGTGATGAGGATGCCGCCCGGCCCGTGGATCTGGAGGAACGGCAGGGGTGCGGTGCCGGTGGCGGTCAGCCTGATGCGCCGACCAGACGTGGAGATCGTCATCTCGACGACCGTGGGGCGACGCTCGGGCGGGCCGAGGACCGCGACGAAGAGTTCGTTGGCGATCAGGGGAGCGTCTTCGTGGGTGACGCGGCTGGCCGTCCAGCTGCGAATCCGGGCCGCTTCCTCGGGGAGACCCTTGAAAACGGTCTGCCAGCTCTGCCCTGATTCGGACATGAATGTCCCCTCGGATCCCGCGTTTATCTGAGTACGGATAGTGCTTATCTGTACTCAGATTGTCGCCGGAGTTGGCGCAGGTCAAGGGGTGCGGAGAGTATGTGTACTCAGATTGACGAACTGGTGCGGCAAGGTGGTGCGAGAGTGGCTCAGCCCGAATACGTGCGGATCGCCGCCGACCTGCGACGCCGCATCTCCAGCGCCGAGTTCGGGCCCGGCGACCAACTCCCCACCCTCCCCGCGCTGTGCGAGCAATACCGGGTCTCCGAGACAACCATCCGCAACGCGATTCGCACCCTCGCCAACGAGGGCCTGGTCGAGACCCGGGCCCGCGCGGGCACCCTCGTCCGGCCCCGGCCGCCCGTCCACCGAATGGCCGCAGACCGGTACCGCAACACCACCGGAGCGAAGTCCACCCCGTACACCCGCGACCAGGGAATCGGCTGGTCCGAGTACCGGCTCGACAAGCGGTTCGAGCGCGTGCGGGCCGACGCCGAACTGGCCGCACTCTTCGAGTGCGAGCCCGGCGAGCGCCTCCTCGCGCGGCACTTCGTGTTCTACGACAACGACCAGCCCACCCAGATGAGCACCAGCTACGTCCGCTGGTCCGATGTCGCGGGCACACCCGTCTCCGACCCGATCAACGAGCCCTGGCCCGGCGGCACCCGCGCCCAGATGGCCAGCCTCGGCATCAACATCACCCGCATCACCGAGTCGTTCACCGCGGCCATGCCCAACGACACCGAGGCCGAGACCCTGCGCGTCGGCCAGGGTGTCCCCGTCCTCCGGTACACCCGTCGGCACATCTCCGACACCGGCCGGATCGTCGAGGTCGCTCATCCGATCGTGCGACGCGGCGACACCACCGTCGTGGACTTCGTCATCGACCTCGACGACTGACCCCGGACACAGCGAACTCCCCCTCCAGGGTCAGTCGCACGCCTTCCGGTCAGCTTCCTGCACCTTGGCGAAGTCGCGAGCGCGGCGAGTGACCGCCAGCTCTCCCTGCTCTTCCAACCAGGTGATGTCCTCAACGACATAGACGCCTGTGGCGAGGCCGACCGCGAACGCGTGCGCCACAGACTCGGCGTCCAGCTTCCTGACCGCCCGCCGGATGATGGTCGACACGTGCGACTCGCCAATGTCATAGACCCGTCCAGCTCTAGCCCTGCTCATGCCGGTGCCGCATCGCAGCAGCAACCCCCACTCGCGCTCCGTCATGGGTTCCTGCGCCATGAGCCCTCCCTGCTGGTCGCTGATCGGACCGCCACATCGTCCCGAGCCACCCGGCGCGTGTACAGACACCCGTATTTATGCGGGACCGTGGCAGCGAGGGGCTGCTACCGGTCGCCGATCGTGAGGCGGATCGACCGCTCGTCGATCAACCCGCCCACCGTGGTCACCTGACACACCAGCGTGTACACCTCCCCCAGCACACCCCCCGACACGCGCTGCGTCACCACCGCGTCCGCGACCACCGGCGCCCCCACAGCCGTGAGTCCGGCAGGCACCGTGACCGTCGCCGACGCGACCGTGTCCGAAGCGCCGAGCCAGTCCGTCCAGTCCCACGAGTAGTCCAGCCGCGCCTGCGGGTCTTTGGTGAAACGATCAGCCACGGCCAACCTCCAATGTGCGCTGTTCGGCGGCCACGGCCAGACGCCGCATCTCCGGCGGGATCCGGTACGTACGGTCCGGCGACGGCACCGCGGTGGACTGCCGGGCGAGCGGGCGCGCCGTGTCCGTCTCGCTCGCCGTCCCGAGCACGGTGGCCTTGCTGCCGACGAGGGGCACCGCGGTCTCCACGGAGAGCGCGGCCGTGAGCGACGCGGACTTCGCGCCGACGAGCTGCTGCGCCGTGTCGGTCCCCAGCGACGCGCCGAGCGTGGCGGCCTTCGCCCCCACGAGGGCCTGCGCGGTGTCGACCTCGGACGCGGTGCCGAGCGTCGCACCCGCAGCGACGTCCGCCGCAGAGAAACTGTCGTACCTGATCTCGCCGCCGGTGCTGGGAGTTCCGGAGCGGAGGCCGACGCCAGTCCCTGACGGCACCGAGCTGTTGACGACGGAGATCACTTCGCTGCCGTTGAGGAAACCCTTGATCGTGCTGCCGACCGCCTGGATCCGCAGGACGTCACCTGGCGCGATGGCCGTCACATGGGCGCCCCGCACGTCGAACGTGTTGTCCACGACAGAGAACAGGCTGAGGTTCGTGCCCCCGTCGTGACGCAACAGATAGGCCGTGGTGAAGCCAGCATTGCCGCGGCAACACACGCCCATGCTTGCGACCCTCGGCGTGGCGATGACGATCTCGGCGTAGTGGTCACTGCTGTCCATCGCCCCGGAGGCGCGCAGGATCACCGTGCCGGAATCCGTGCCGGGCGAGAGCTGGTCGCTGACGATCGACCAGTTGCCGGACACCTCCACCCACCCGGCACCGAGGGCCGTACTGTCCGCGCGGTTGAAGTCGTCGCTGAAGGAGGTCACCCCGAGGCACCCCGGAAGAAGTCGGCGATCGTGAGCGGGAGGCTGATCCCGTCCGGGCTCCACGACAGGTCGGCCTTGGTCAGCGGGATCAGGTCCGCGTCGGTGCCGGTGGTGGTGTCGGGGTCGTAGCAGATGACCAGGGCGCCGACCGGGTTGCCGGTCGGGCTGGTGTAGGTGACGTTGTCGGCGTCGACCTCGACCCTGTCGAGGCTGTGGTTCACGGTGACCGTGACGCCAGTCAGAGCTTTGCGCCCCACGGTGACCTGCTCGTTGGTGGCGCCAGACACGACGTCCGACAGCGTCGTCTTCTTGCGCAGGACGGAGTCGGACTCCAGCCCGCTGGCCTCCAGCGCAACGAGAGTGAGGCCGTCGTTGGCGGCGGGCAGCGACGCGTAGTGGGCCACCCGTCCGAGGGCGACGTTGAACGTGAAGGTAGCCACGACGGGCCTCCTCTGTAGTGTGCGATCAGTCGATCGAGTACGGGATCAGGTCGGCAGGGACCTCCTCCGGAGGCAGCCCCGCACCCGTCAACCTGCGGTTCGTCCGGCGGATGATCCGCATGGCCTGCCGCAGCAGCCCCTCCAGCAGCGACACCCGCGAGCTGTACAACACGGCCGCCTCCGTCGCCTCCCGGCGCACTGCTGCCACCTCACCCTCCAGCGTGGTGATCTTGCTGTTGAGCTGGGTCCAGATCTCCGGCGACACCGCCAGCGGCCCCGCAGTCTCGTCCTCCTCCACAGGCGGCCCCACCACCCGGGCACGCGGCGACGAGATCCGCGCCACCAGCACCGAACCGACCATCCCCACCACCGCTATCACCACACCCAGCACCGAACCCTCACCCATCGAGGCGCCCCCTCTCACACGTACAGCGCCTGCGACCCCCCGTCAGCGCAGCCACGATCACCACCAGCAACACCACCGCCACGTACAACGGCACCGACGCCCACGCGACGACGTAGTCGCCCGTCGCCGCGGCCCCGAGGAACGCCAGCCCCCAGATCGCGGGCGGCGCGGTGACCGCAGCGAAGCCGAGCACGTCCCGTCCCGGGCGCAGGCCGCCCGTCACCAGCCCCGCCAGGCCGCACGCGATCCACACCCCACCCCACGCCTCCAGGCACATCACCCGCAGGATCGGAGCGGTCGCCAGAGACAGGCCCTGCCGGTGCGTCACCAGCAGGCCGACCCCGTACACGGTCCAGCAGGCGCCGGCCCCGGCGAGGGCGAGGCCGCGCCAGCCGAGGTGCCGCCACACGGCGGCCCACATCAGACGTCCGAGCGTGGGGTGTGCGGCGCCGCCCATCCGGCGATGGCGGACGCCGCAGCGGGGACGAGCGCGAGCACGAACGGTTCCAGCGCGTCGGGCATCCCGCTGATGAGGGACGGGTCGTCGGTGACCGCGCCGAGGATCTGCAGCCCGGCGAGGCTGGTCAGGTAGGCCAGGACGCTGGACGCCTTGACCTTCTTCTCGATGGGGGCAGAGGCAGACGCCATGGTGATCTCCGATCTCAGAGTGCCCAGTACGGGCCGGATGCGGTGCGGTGGAGAAGTCGGGCGGGCGTGCCGTCCGGGGTGGTCACGCGGACCTCGTAGCGCAGCGTGCGTCCCGCGGGGACGTCGCCGGTGCACGAGAACTGGTAGCCACCGACGCCCTCCCCGCCTGCGGCCCGTATGAGGGTGGGGAGGTAGTTCGAGCGGTTCGCGCCGTCCGCGTCCGTGAGGTAGTAGCGGCCCTCGATCTCCGTCTCCACCAGCAGCGGGTCGAAGAGCAGGTGCACCAGCGTCAAGTGGCGGCGAGGCCCCGGGTGGATCACCCCGTCCGTGGCGAACGCGAGCGTGGTCCAGGCGCCGCCGGTCAGGTCGTAGTCGACCGAGTTCGACAGGTTCAGCATGCTGGGCACGGGGTCCTCCTGGGTGGGCGCCGTCGGCGCGGGGGTGGTGGGCTGGCCGGTCGCGCGGGCGACGATCGCGGGGAAGACCGTCTCCCGGAACTGCTTCACCCGTGCGTCGCCGGGGCAGGCGGTGCCGCCGTCGGACCAGGCGGCGTGCAGCCGGTGGTAGCCGTACCCCGGGTCCTCCGAGGTGCGGCAGATCCGCAGCGGGATGTCGTGGGTGCGGTGCAGCCAGAGCCCGAGCCTGATGAGGCCCTCCACCTGCTCGGGGGTCCACGGGTCGGTGTGGTGGAGGTTGGACGCGGTCTCGATAGAGACCGCGCCGGTGCCGTCCGGGCGCCTGTTGGCCAGGAAGTTGGCGTCGGCCCTGGTCTGGGTGCCGATGAACTGGGCGATCGACCCGTCGTAGGACTGGCCGAAGTGCGATTCGAGGTTCGTCGAGTCCCGCCAGTACTCGTAGATCCGCTCCTTCGTCCACGGCGCGGCGATCGAGTGGACGATGAACTGCGTCGGGGTGATCGCCGGTTGGGCGTCGGACTCGGGCTGGAGCTCCATGCGGGTGGCGCCTGGGTACCAGGCCATGACGTCCCCCTCTCAGGCCGTCGGAAGTTGGAGGAAACCGGTCAGCCAGAGGTTGCCGCTGGCTGCCGCGACCGTGGACGGGTCGACCGGAGGCAGCCCCGGCGGCCCCGAGTACAGGTAGACCCTGGACAGCGCGAGGCCCGCCGAGATGCCGACCCGCAGGCCCTGCTGCGCGTACGTCTCGTCCGGGGTGACCTGGAAGCTGGACACCTTCACGGCGCTGACGGGGTGCTGGATCTCGATGTGGTCCGGTCTCGTCAGCACGGCAGTGATGCCGGTGGGCTGGTGTCCGGCGTCGTTGATCAGTCCCCAGCCGGTGCCGGTGTTGCGGAGGGCGCCGCCGATCATGCGGTAGGTGGCGCCAGCAGTGTCGATCATGGATGCTCCCTAGATGAGTCGGGCATAGGTCGGTGCGCCGCCGATGGACCCGCCGCCGCCGAACTTCCCGCCCGTCGACGCGCCGCTCGTGCGTCGTACCTGCAACTGGACCTTGAGCTGCGCGGCCGCCCGGTACGGGGTCAGGTCGATCACGGCCGTGGGATACGTGAGGGTGAACGTGGCAGGCACCGAGCCGGACGCGGCGACCGTGACGCCGTCGAGGAGGATCTGCCACGCGCCGCCCGTGTTCGTCGCCGACACCTGGTCCCCGATCAGCACCAGCCCGATCGACAGCGACGCCGTGCGTGGAGTCAGGACCGTCTCCCACAACGTCACGAACGACGTGCCGTCCTCGTACGGGAACCCGCGGTACGAGGTCGGGTAGAACGGCAGCTCGTCCTTCACCGCACCCTGCCGCTGGAGCGCGGCCAGCTCCCGCTCCACGCGCGCCAGCCGCTGGAGCACGTCCGGGGTGATCGACGTCTTCGGCATGTCAGGCCCCCACGCAGGTCAGGCGGACACGCTCGGGGCCGCTGCTCGCGCTGTTCTCGATGCTGACGATGCGCAGGATGGCGCTCCGTCCGTACGGGGACTGGCGCTCGGGATCGATCTCGAACAGCGCCTCGTCGCCCACCGAGTACGAGCCGAACGCGGGATCGGCGTCCGCCAGCACCTCGAACGTCGGCTGCGTCGGCGAGCGGTCCTCCAGCTCCGCGTTCGCCAGCCCCTGCACCTGCGCCTCGTCGACGACCTCGCCGTACGTGGCGACGCCCTCCAGCAGCGGCCAGCCAGAGGCCAGCGCATCGGAGTCGGCGGCGGTCTTCACGATGCGCGCCTCGCCCGAGCCTGCCCCCAGTGCCGTCATCTCCGTCACCAAGTTGGTGCCGTCCTCGGGCCAGTTGTAGCTGAGGATGTTGGAGGCGCCGCCCCCGGTGGAGAACACGAGCCCGGAGTCGTCGGCGGACCTGCCGCGCCGCGGGTAGTAGGAGACGGCGCGCCGGTACCTCCTCGGCGGGGTGCCGGTGGTGGCCTGCGTCCAACCCACCTCGATCCCGAAGTCGAACCCGTCGTCCGCGGCCGCGAGATCCGTGATCGCCTTGTAGATCTCGGGCCGCTCGTACCCGAAGTACGTGGCCGTGCGCACGACTCCGTGTCCGGTCCCGGCCAGGGCGTTCAGGTCGATGCCGATCTCGCCGCCCACCTGGTCGCGGGCGTACCGCAGCAGCGACCACACGATCCCCTTCTGGTCGGGGTACAGGCGCTGCGCCCCGGGCGCCGAGCCGACGTAGGCCGGGTTCGTGATCAGCGACGTGTCCGTGGACAAGGTCGTCTTCACGTACCGGTGCTGGTAGTACGACAGGAACTCGGCCGCCTGGAGCGACTTGCCGCCCGCAACGTCCTCGCGGGTCCACAGGATGCCGCCCCACACCAGCACTCCGTCCCGGTCCACGTAGATCGCGGTTCTGGCCGGGGTCGTCGCGTTCAGCGGGTCCAGCGGCAGCGTCTCGTCACTGAACGGGACTGTGCCGCGCAGGGTGCCGATCCCGTTGATGGTGTAGCCGTACGTCACCCCCGACATAGGGAGCTCGGCGAGCAGCGTGTCCGTCATCAGGTCGCAGAACAGGTACGTGTACGTGTGCGCCGCCATCACGCCACCTCGTACGTGATCTGGATGTGCACGCTGTCCGTGGACGCCCACGTGAACGGGGTGCTCGTAGAGATCGCCCCGGCCGCCACGTTCGAACCGCCGGTCGCCGTCGATACCCCGATGAATCCCGTGCTCGCGGTGATGAACGCGGTGCCCGGGTAGAGGGCATTTGCGGATTCGTCGATCATCATTGCGGAGCCGACCTGGTAGAACGCGCTCGACTCCAGTGCGTCCGCCGTCACTGGCACCGTGAACCGCCACGTGCCGGTCCCGTACGTTGTCGTGATGCCCATCAGCAAGTTGATGCGGACATGAACCGTCTTGCCGATCTGGCAGTACACCCCGCGCAGCATCCCGTTGCCGACCGCAGGCGCAGTGCCCGACGACGACCACGCCACCGCATAGCTGACCCAGTCCCGCTGTACCAGATCCTTCGTGGCGCTGGCCGCATCGCCGTACACGAACCGGTCCACGTCCGTCAGATATGCCACCTGCCCCGGGTGCAGGCGCGCGGGCACCGCCGACGACGCCACTGGCAGCACCCCGCCGATCGCGACCCCGTAGACGCGGACGTCGGTGATGTTCCCCGTGGCCACGCTCGTCTGCGACGGCGCGATCGCCAGATCCGCCAGCGGCACCGAGTTCGCTGGCAGGGTGCCGCGCACGGTGGCGCCGGCGCTCGCGGCGTACGGACCCTGGATCACCTCCAGTCGCCACTCGGACACGACGCCGGAGTACTCAGCGTCGTACACCGAGGCGACGACAGTGTCCTTGCGGTACTGCCCGGCGCCGCCCGCGGGCTGCACGGTCAGGGTGACGTCGCCGTCGTTCGCGCAGATGTAGGCGCCCGATCCGCCGGTCTCCCGCTGGTCGATGAACACGGTGCCCCCGCTCACAAGGACGGTCATGTTCGGGGTGCCCGCCGCGCGCACCTTCATCTGGTAACCCTGGTAGCTGGGCTTCACCCCGGGCCGGACCCGCAGCGGGGTGGCCTCGTCGGCGGCGTTGCCCGGGTAGCCCAGCAGACCGCTGAGCGCGAGCCGGTCGTTGCGGGCCGGATAGCTGCCAGCCTGCTGCCAGGCGGGCGGGTTGATGACGGCCACGGCCGCTCCTCTCCTACAGGCTGGTGTCGCGCCAGGTCACGGTGAGCAGGGACTGCTGGCCTGGGGCCCCGGCGAGGGCGTCGCCGCGGTAGGTCAGCTCGGTGGTGCCGGGCATCAGCAGGGGCCACACCGATCCGGCGCGTACCCAGGAGCGGCGCGGCGTGGAGCCCATGTAGAGGACGGCCCGGGTGCTGGTGTCGATCAGCAGGAACTCGCCGACTTGGAGAACGGCATCGATCTGGAGGGTGCCGCCGCCGGTCTGCTCGATCGACGGGGACGCGACGGGCCCGTCGATCCGCAGCACCGGATATGCGGGCGCCGCGCCGAGGTTCGAGGCGGTGATCCGGCCGGACAGTCCGGCGACTCCGTACGACCGCGGGTACGTCAGCGGGTACGTGCGGCCCGCCGAGGGGCTGTAGGCGGTGGTGGACGCGGACCGCTCGGTCAGCCCGTACAGGTAGGGGTCGGCGCAGTAGAACTCGATCGCCGCGTCCCCGATCGACCAGAGGCGTTCGGCGTCGTACGGGATGCTGCGCTTGCGGACCTTTGCCCGCAGCAGGATGTCCCAGTCCAGGAGGCAGAGTTCGGCCGGCGCTGCCTGCGGCTGCGTTGCCGCGCGCAGCGCCAGGCTCAGCGAGCGCAGGTCGTCCGGGGACAGCCCGCGCAGTCCGAGCTGGAGCTGCACGACGCGCGCCCCGGTGACGTCCGGCCCGGTGTAGGCGCCGTGCTGCGCGGGCCGGTCCATGTCCTCTGCTCGTACGTCGGGGAGGTCGTCGATGCCGGAGAGGGCGGTGACGGCGTACTGCGTCCCGGGCCCGAACGTCATCCCGTTCCACGTGATGTTGCCGAGTCGCTGCTGCACTACTGCCCCCCGACCAGGCTCTGCCAGGACAGCGCCCGCAGGATTCCGTCCGGAGTCGCTTCGGTGCTGTAGAGGTTGAACACGTTGTTCTGGTCTCCGCCGCCTGCGCCGCCTGCGTAGACGGCGGAGAGCTGCCGTGCGGTGGGGGTGGTGGCGAGGGCCCCGGCGGTGACGTCGAGGGCGGCCCCGGCCACGGTGCGCGCGGCGGCCCGGACGCGTCCGGCGGTGGCGAGGAGGCCGCCGCGCAGCCCCTCGCCGTCCATGACGCCGAGGGCGTGGAACGCCCTGCTGGGGGACTTGATCTTGTGGACCTTCTTGATGGCCGCGAGCATCTGCCGGGCGATCTTCAGCATCTGCGCCTCGATGGCCTTCTCCTGGCTCTTCAGCCCCGCGACCAGCCCCTGAGCGGCGCGGATGCCCGCCCCGTACAGCGCGTCCCCGACCGTGTTGCCCGTCGCCGTCGCGCTCTTCGACAATTGCGACTGGAGATCGTTGATCTTCTTCAGCTCCGCCGGGGTGGCCTTCGCCAGCGCGTCGGCCGTCGCCGATCCCCCGGCCACGCCCGCGTCCGCGATCTGCTGGAGCAGATCACTGCGGAGCCCGGCCTTCTTCAGCTTGGCGATGTTGGCCTGGAACGCCTTCGATGCCTTCAGTGCCTGCTGGAGTTCCACCGTGATCGCGCCGACGCTGTTCACGTCGCTGTGCCCGGTGGTGATGTTGGCCTCGGAGAGGATGCCCGACCGGATGTCGGCGGATGCCTTGCTCCTGGCCTTGACGAGGTCGTCGAGCCGCTTCTGTGCGGCCGCCAGCCGCTTCACCACGCCGTCGCGGCGGGTCACCTCGCGCTGGAGCTCGGCCGTGGCGCGCGCCAGCGTCCGCCCGATGCCGCTCCGTACGTTGTCGGGCAGGGCGCGGGTGATCGAGGCGAGCCGGGACCGTAGCCGCGACGTGCTCTCGTCGATGCCGCGGATGAACCCCTCGATGAGCAGGCGACCGGCCGGGGTGAGGATCCGCGCGTCCTTGGCGGGCGGGCCCTTCCAGTCGGTCAGGCTGTTGGTGATCTCGCCGAGCTTGCTCTTGACCGCGCCGATCTTCGACTGGATACCGTCGATGAAACCCTGGATCAGCGAGGCGCCTGCGCCCATCAGCCTGCCGCCGAGATTCCCCAGGGCGCTCGCTGCCTGCCCTGGCAGAGCGCGGACCTTCCCCACCGCGTCGGCGATCTTCGAGGAGATCGCGGTGACGAGTCGTGCCCCGGCAGCCAGCGCGGACGCCCCGAGATTGGCCGCCAGCGGCGCGAGCGCCGACACGGCCCGACCAGGCAGCCCCTTGATCCAGTCCACGGCCGTGTTCACTGCGCGGCCGACCGCCGCACCGACTCGCGTGGCGGCCTGCCCGATCACCGACGCCGCTTGGCTCACTGCGGCCTTCACGATGTTCCATGCCCCGGAGAAGTCGCCGCGCAGGAGGGCGCTCAGGGCCTGGATGATCGGCACGACGACGCCCTTGATGACGCCGCCCAGCACGGCCGCCAGCACCCGGGCCACCCCGCCCACCAGGGTGATCAACTGTGTGAGTACCGGCATCAGCGCGGTGAACAGCTCCGACTGGAGCAGCACAAACGCGCCCAGGAGCGGGGTCAGCGCGACGAGCAGCGTGCCCAGCGTCTGCCCCAGCGACACCAGCACGGGGCTCAGCTGCACGAGCATCTGCCCCAGCAGATCGAACAGGAACACGAGCCGATCCGCAATGAGTTGGGCCAGCGGCGTGATGAGCGCGGGCAGCTCCGCGAGGATCGGCGCGAGCGTCGCCTGCAGGATCGTCGCCACCTGCTGAATCACCGGCGCCAGGGCCTGGAAACCGGTCTGGAACGCGGCCAGCAGCGGCGTAAACGCGGGCAGCAGCCCGGCCACCAGCTGCCCGAGGACCGGCAGCAGCGGGGCCAGCGCGCTCACCAGCACCCCGAGCGCCCCCGACGCCCCCGCGAGGACCGGACCGAGCGCGGCGATGATCGGCCGTAGCCCAGTGCCGAGCGCGGCCACGACCTCCTGAACCGGAGGGGCCAGCGCGGTGACGACCGGGCCGATCACGGACAGGGCCTGCGCGAGGAGCGGACCGGCCGTCTGCCCGATGAGGGTCATCGTCTGGAACAGGGAGCGCAGCGCGTTTTGCACGCCGTCGGTGGCGGTGGCATCTGCCAGTGACGTTGTCACGCTGCCCAGGAACGAGATCAGCCCGCCGCCCTCGGGTGCCGCGTTGAAGATGTTCCCGATGATCGTGGCTACGTTGCGGCCGACGTCGACCATGTCGCCGAGCAGGTCGATGGCGTGCTGGATCGATTCCCGCAGAGCCCCGGACTGGAAGGCGGTGCCGAGCCGTCGGCCGATGTCGGCGGCCGAGCGCGCGGCCGCAGCGGTCAGCCCCTTGAACGACGGCCCGGCCGCTGCGGCGAGCTGGCCGAGCGCGGTGACCACCACGCCCGGGACGCCGGAGAGGTTCCGCAGGCCCGCACTCGCCGAGCCGAGGGCGACGCCCAGGGTGCCGTTCTCGCCGAGGTCGCGGGCCGCGCCGAGCGCCCCGCCGGCCATATCGCCGAGCGCCGTGGCGCTGTTGAGGAGGTTCTTGCGGAGCGGCGGCAGTACGGCCTTGGAGGTGTGCTCCAGGTTCGTGGCCAGCCCGGAGAAAACCTCCTGCTGCACCTCCTGCTGCACGGCCCGCAGCGCGGGCGCCATCGAGTGCACCTTCTCGGCGAACTCGCGGGCAGCGGGGCTGAGCTTCTTCAGCGACTCCGCGTACTCCTTGGCCTTGCTCGGATCGAGCGCGGCGGACACGGCGTCCTTCACACCGATCATCGCGAGCTTGACCGTGCCCGAGGCGAGCTGCACGGCGGCCATGCCCGTGACCGCGACGGCCGCAGCAGGGGCCACGTTCTGGAGCGTGGAGACGACCGCAGCAGCTGCCGGGACCGCGGCGCCGAGTCCGGCGGCCATCCGGCCGATCGTCGCCGCGACCCCGCCGAGCGAGCTGGCCATCCCGCCGATCCGGCCGAACGCCCCGGCCAGGCGGTCCGCGCGCCGCACGCGGTCCTCGTCGACGTCCACGTCGATGTCGACGTCCGTGTCGTCGACCCCCCGCGCGGCCGCCAGCAGCTCGTCCAACTGGGCTGCGGCCTGCCGGGTCGCGGCCTGCACGCTGATGTTCGGGTGGGTGTCGGACAGGCGCGCGAGGTGCGGGTTCAGTTCGTTGATCCGGCGCAGTGCCTCATCGACGGAGATGTCGACGCCGATGCGCTGGTTGCCCAGCTCCTCCAGCTCGCGCCGGACGCGGGCAAGGTCGCGGTCGACTTCGTCGGAGTCGCCCGTGATCTCGATGTCTGGCAAGTTCGAGACGAGGTCGCGGAGCTGCCGCTGGACGCCGCTGCCGAGGGCGGCGCCGATGCTGGAGCCCTGTCGTCCGGCGTCGGCGACGGTGCCGTTGAGGCCGTCGAGGTTTACGGAGAGGTGCGACAGGAGGTTTGGCAGGTTGATGTCGTCTGCCACGTCGCACCTCCTCTACTGCATGGCGGCCATTTCCAGCAGGCCGGGGCCGGACGATTGGGCTCGGGTGCCGCCGGTGTGGTGGGCGGCCTGGTACTCGTCGGCCAGCGTCATGAGCTGGCCGAGCGTCATGTCCCAGAAGGCGTCGGGAGGAATGTGGAGGGCACCGACGGCGAGGTAGTAGAGCTGAGACCAGGGGAAACCGTCTCCACCGTCGTCGTGGCGGTGCTCCCGCCGCTGTCGTTTCCCAGGGCCTCCAGCGCCTTCGTGAACGCCGACGTCCACGCGTCGACGTACTCGCCGAGCTGTCCGGGGTGCAGGAGGTCGGCGAGGTCCGCGCCGTCCGTACGGCGCCGGTACGTGATGTCGCCGCTGATCCGGCGCTCGCCCTTCGCGTCCTGGTGCTCACGGAAGTGGGGCTCGAAGCCCCCGGGCCCGAGGCACCCGGCCCCGAGGAGCTGGACGATGGGGCCGTAGGCGGCGCCGCTGCCGGTGGTATCGATGGCGTCCTGCACCGCTGCGACGGACCCGTACCGGGCCTCCAGCAGGGCGATGGCGCGCATCGAGTAGCGGAGTGAGACGGCGGTGCCGTCGGTGAGGGTGATGCTCGCGCCGCTGGCGAGCAGGTCGAGTCCTGCGGTCATGGTGGTGTCCCTACGTGAGTGCCGGGGTTCGGCCTGCGGGTGAGGGGGACCGGGCGGGCGCGCTGAGCGAGAGACACGCCACGCCCGGAGATCAGGCGATGGCGGCGGCGGTCTCGTTGAGCGTGATGCTGATCCACTTGCTGTTGGACAGCAGCGGGTCCGCGTTCGCCGTGAACGAGGCGATCCGGAAGTCCTCCTCGCTGAAGCCGAGGTCGGGGAACGACGCGAGCGTCAGCTTGTGGAGGACGACGTGCAGGTCGCCGCCGACGGTGTCCACACCGCCAGCAGGGGTGACGCCCTCCAGCTTGAACGGGGGCATGGTCGCGTTTGCGCTGGTGAGGTCCCATGTGGACGTCTCGGCGGTGCCCGTGCCGGAGTCGGTGACGGCGCCGCCGAGGATCGCGACGAGGACGTCGAGCGACAGCTTGGCGTGCGTGACGCTGACCTGCACGTTCGTGATGGACGAGTTCGTGGCGAGCTGGGTGTTGTCGCCGCGCAGCGACTTGACCTCGACATCGCCGGAGATCTCCAGCGACTTGATGCCGGGCACGTCGATGAGCGCCCCGTACGTCGCGGAGCCCCCGGCCGGGTCGGCGGTCAGCGGTGCGATCTTCGCGTCCTGGATGGCGTAGACCTTGGTCACGCGGGAGATGGGCATGTCCTGTCCTTTCGGTGCCGGGGTCCGGCCCTACGAGGTGAGCGAGTCGGGAACGGGTAGGTGATCTTCATGCGGGGGTCACCTCCGCAGCGAGCAGCGCCCGGCGGATCTGCACAGTGATCGAGTGCCGCACCCGGTTCTCCTCGATCGGGATCCGGTCGATGTCCTGCACCGTCACCGCCGTAACCCGCGCGGGGTGGTCGGGGAGCGTGCAGCCGTGCAGAGCGTGGGCGATGGCCTCGGCCAGCCCGTACCGCTCGGTGACCTTCGTCGTGCGGGCGCCGGTCTTCACACGGGCCTGCTGTACAAGGTCGACGACGACGGTCTCAGCGATCTCGATCGTGGCGTCCGGATCCCCGAAATCCCCTGATGCCCGCAGATCGCGGGCGGCGGGCAGGCCCTCCTGCACCACGATGAACGGCTCGGCCTGGCCCTCGCGCGGCCCGTCGCGGAAGACCGGCACGCCGAACCCCAGCGTCTCCAGGCGGGCCTTGATGGCGCCCGCTGTCGTGGCGGCCATCACGCCCCCGTCCACTGGCCGTTGCGGACCCAGCCGTGCAGACCGCAGCAGTTCCACAGCAGGGACGGTTCGAGGTGCAGCGGCTCGCGGGACACGAGGGTGTGCGCACCTGTACCCGCGGCCACCCATGGGCTGGTCGTCGTACGCTCTTCCGGGACGTCGGCCAGCGTCGAGCACCAGTGCCAGAACACGGGGTTGGTCTCGTCCGCCAGCCACCCGAAGTAGATCTCGTTGGTGAGCCTGGTCATGGCCGCCGTTTCCAGGCCGGGCCAGTCGGACGGCGGGACGCCGTAGTCGCGGCTCATCAGCGCCGCCCAATCTGCGACGCGTGCGCCCGCCAGAAGGTGGGCGTCATCTCGATCGCCGGACGCAGGAACGGCTGTGCAGCCGTGCCGGGGTGGTTGACCTTGGCGACCGGGTGGGCGGCCCCAGGCCAGTAGAGCGCCTTCTTGAAGCGCGGCTTGATCACGTGCGGGGCCGTGCCATACTCCACGGCCGCCGCGTAGGTCACGTTCGTGCCCACCACGTAACCGACCTCGCGGCCCGAGCCCTCCGCACGCGACACGATGCTCGACCGCAGCCGCCCCGTGTCGACCGGCGCCCGCCGCCGCGCCTCGTTCTGCACGTCCATCCGCGTCCGGTCCACCGCACGCTTCACGTCGTCCGACATGCGCCCCAGATAGCGGCGCAGCCCCCGCTCGTACGCACGGGTGTTGATCGTCACGGACGTGGCCGACGTCCCCCGGAACGGCACCGACCCGCGAACGCGCGCCATCACACACCGCCGATCAGCGACGCGCCGCGGTTCAGGTAGCCCGCCAGCAGTGCGTCGACCTGCACCGACCCGGTCGACGCCGACGGCGGCGGCACCTCGTCATCGTCGGCATCCTCGATGGCGACGTTGTTTCCCTCGTCGTCCACCGTCAGGCCGCCGTCCTGCGCAGCGTCCGCGTCCGACGGGGCAGCCGCAGCCTGCAGATGCGCGGCCAGCAGCGCGCACCCCTGACCGACCAGCATCGGCGCGGTGTCGTAGCCGAACTCCCCAGCCACCCGCACCTGCTCAGCGCCCCACCGCTCCCACAGCCCCAGCCAGCCGCCGTTGTACGACTCGGCGCCGGCCACGAGGTCGTCCCACCCGCCCCACGACAGGTGTACGGCGTCGACCTGCCCGAGGACGGACGAGGACGTGACGCGGTAGGCGGTCGCCGGGATCGTCGGCTCGTCGTCGGCGGCCGGCACGGGCGTGACGCTGGTGACCGTCCGGACGCGGCGCGGGAGGATGACCAGTCCTCCCGCGCCGACATCCGCCACCACCACCAGGTCAGTTGGCTCGAATACCTGCTGGGTGTACCGCTCGATCGTGTCGCGGGCAGCCTGGATCCACGCGGCGACCACGGCGTCGGTGCCGGTGCAGCCTGCGTCTCTGGCGGCCTGGATCGTGCAGTACGCCATGGGTCAGTCCTCGGCGCTCTCGGCCTCGGCGGCGTCGAGTTCGCGGCGCACGCCGTCGGTGACGAGGCCGCCCGCGGCGACGATCTGCCGGGCGTAGCCGCCGGGGTGCTGGTGCACGACGGGCCCGGTCGACTCGCCCGTACCGGCCGCGTCGAGCGCGCGGTACGCGTCCTGCGGGGCCCGCTGGCCGACCTGCCAGCCCGTGCCGCCGTCGTACTCCTGAGTGCGGACCGTTGCCGCCGGAGCCTGCTCGGGATCGGTGCTCTTGCGTGCTGCCATGATCAGGTACCTCCGATGACGCCACGCGTACGGAGCGCGGCGAGCAGGCTGTTGTAGGCGGCCGTGACTGCCGCGAGGTCGGCGAACGTCGAGCCCTGGTTGTTGACGACGGGCTTCGTGGTTCCGTCGAGGAGGGCCGGGGCGGTGCCGATGACGCGCAGTACCTCGGTGTCCTGGTTCTCGGTGCGGGCGGCGCTCGACTTGGTGAGCGTGACCTGCTTGACGACTCCACCCATGTCAGGTCGCCGCCGCGAAGGTGATCTTCGTGAAGGCCAGCGGGGTGTGCACCGCCACGTTCGCCCGCCGCTCGGCGAGGACGACCAGCGTGTTCGCGGTGAACAGCTCGGCGTGCGAGTCGGTCATCAGGATCGTGATCCCCTGCCGCTCCCACAGCGTGGCGCCCATCCGGAACCCGCCGAGCAGCGCCGTGCCCGACGCCATGGCCACGGACGTGACGACGGTCAGGCCCCAGATCCGCATCGGCGCGCCGGAGTCGGTCACCGAGGTGATGACGCGGAACTGCCCGTTCGCGTCGGTGTCCAGCTCGATGTCCTGCCAGTCGAGCGGGTTCATCACGATGGCGTCCGGCGGGTACATCGCCAGCTCGCCCTGCGTCTTGGCCTTCCGGACCGTGATCAGCTTCGGGTCGGTGTTGCCGACACCCGGCTGATAGGCGCCGATGCCCGAGGTGGTGAGGATGCCCTGCATCTGGGTGGTGCCGTTGCCGGTCAGGATCTCCCTGTCCAGCTTGTACTCCAGGCCGTACGTGAGGCGGCCGTTGATGTAGCCCATGAGCTGCGAGTTGTCGTCCGCAGCCTGCCTCGTGATGGGCACCCAGTGGGCCACCGTTTTCAGACTGGTGGAGATCAGATCGAAGCTGAAAGGCCCGCTCTTGGGCTTGTCGGCGCCTTCGGCGACGACCGCCGCCGCGTTCCACGTCGACTGCGGACCCGACGTGTCCCGCATGTACTCCAGCGTCGTCCCGTCCGACGTCTGCCGGTCCAGCAAGTTCGCGATCATCAGCGGCAGATCGGGGTTCTGCGGGATGATCCCCGGCACCCTCGTGTTCTGCTGCGGCTGCGTGCCCGTAGTGACGGTGCCGGCCGGAGCGGCGCGGAACTCGACGGCCCCGGACTCGCCGCGGAACCCGCGCTCGCGGAACGACTGGAGCGCGGCGGACCGTACGAACGCCTCGGCGACCGTGACCGGGTCCGGGTTGCCGTCCTCGTCGGGGCCCTGGCCGGGCTGGCTGCGCTGCTGCCCACCCTGCTGCTGCGGCTGGGGGTCGCCGGGCGGGACGGCACCCTGGAGCGCCCGGAGGCGGGAGGCGCGGGCGTTGGCCTGCTCGATCTGGGCGGTGAGCTGGTCGGCGCGTTGGTTCAGCTCGTCGATGTCGCCGTCGTAGTTCGGGTCCCGGAGGTGCGCGATGACCTCGTCGCGCTGCTCCAGCAGGGTGGGTGCGCCGCCCTTGATGGGGTAGATCGGTCGGCCGTCTCGGCGGCGACCGATGGGGCGGACGCGGGCGAAGTTGCTCACCGTGGGGTCCTCTCGGTCCGTGGACGGCAGCAGCCGCCCATGCGTCATGGGTGCTGCGTCCGTCTGTCACGGCCGGTGGAACGCGCCCGGCAGGCTCGCGGCTTTCACGTCCGGTGCGAGCGGCCCGGATGGGGGGAGAGTAGATCGACTCGGGGGGTGCGCGCGGGTGGGGGCTGCAATCCCGTGTCAGCCAGCGGTCTGGAGGCGCAGCAGCGCGGCGCGCCGGGCACGCTCCCGCATGGCCTGCGCAGCGGTCTCCTCGGCTGTCCGGCGCTCCTGCTCCTCGCGGATGCGGTCGGTGATCGTCGGGGCGTCGACCTCGGCGTACAGGTCGCCAAGCGCGGACCGCACGGTCTTCAGCTTCGAGCCGGGAACGGCCGCCATCCGCGCAGTGATCTGCGAGACCTCCACGAGGCGCGCCGACCGGATGTTCTCCAGGACGTCCTTCCTGGCCTCCTCCTCCATCTCGTACAGCTTCTTCCAGTCCGGCAGGTCGGTGCGCACGAACCCGACGGACAGCTCCCGGGCGCTCCCCGAGCGGGCCATGACACGGGCGTCGCGCCCGGCGGCCGTGTCGTCGTAGCGGCCCTCGATCCACAGGTGGTCCGCGCGCTCTTCGGCACGGAAGGTACCCACGGGCTGCATCGGGTGATGCATGAACAGCAGGGCGTAGTCCTGCTTGTCGAGACCCTTGCGGAACACGCCGGGGTGGAACGTCGTGCCGTAGCTGTCCTTCTTGCCGTAGCGGCAGGCGTACCCGGCGAACGTGCCGCCGTCGCCGTCCTCGACGCGCCACTCGACGTCTTCGAGGCTACGGAACTCGATCTCCATCACTGGCCTCCCTTGGCCTGCTTCAGTGCGTGCTCGGCGTAGACCTCGGCCACGCCGTCCATGACCGCTTGGTGGGACGGAGACAGGCGGGGCGCGTACCGGTAGACGGCGCGACCCTTCCGGTCCCGGCCGTCGTACTCGTAGACGGTCCGGCCCCCGCCGAACGTCACGTGCTGGGGCAGGCCGCCGTCCTGGTCGGGCCGGACGGCGATGTCCTGCTTGCCATCGAAGGGCCCACGCCTCACCTCGGCGAACGGCACGCCGGGCGGGCAGTACGCGCCCCGGTACTGGCTGATCCCGGCGGGCTGGAGGATGACGCGGACCTCGCCGCGCAGGAGGGTAGCCACGTCAGGCCACCGTCGCCGGGCAGGGCTCGACTGCCTGACCTACGAACACCTCGACCGGGCCGGAGAAGGTGACCGCCGCCGCCCCGTCGATCTCGATGCTGGCGATCCCGGTAACTCGTTCGAGCCGGGAAGCCTGCAACCCCCCGCACTCTGGGCACAGCTCTACGTGGTGGACGCACTCAGGGACCATGATCAGGACTCCTCAAAGGTGAAGGTCAGCGCGCACCTGCACTGGATGCTCTGGCTGGCAGGGGCGGTGGGGTCAGCTGGCCAGCGGGACTGGGTCAGCTCGAATCGCCTGTTCAGTGGCGTGCTCTTGCCGTTCGCGGACCGGTGCGTGGGCCGGGTCCGCTTGTCGTCGGTCGCCAGCCACGTCTTCGTCGTGGCCCCGGCATCCAGCGCCGACACGAACGCCGCCTGGTTGTACCCGCCCACGGTCTCCGTACGCGCAATCATCGTCGCCCGGTAGTCGCTGAGGTTCGTGAACACCCGCTGGATCCGCGCCCGCAGCTCCGGCACCGACTCACCCTCGGCCACTCCGTGCGCCAGGATCTGCGACCGCAACACCTGCTCCGTCGTCGCCGTCACCTGCCCCGCCAGCTCCTCCACCCGCGCGGCCAGCGCGTCGGCCACGGTCGGCTCGTCCAGATCGAAGTCGGCGGTGATGCTGGCCCCGCCGCGCTTCCACGCCCGCTCCACGAACGGCCGCAGCACCTCGCCCGTCCGCCGCCGCCAGTACCGCGGGTCGAACAGGTCCCTCACCTTGATCCGCTCCTCCCAGCCCTCGGGCCCCGCAGCGACGTCCAGGTCGGTCAGGCGGGCGGCTGGTACCTGCTCGGGGTCGGGCGGGGCGAGGGTGACGCACTGCTCGCGGGCGAGGGCGCACGCCTCGGTGCGCACCTCGCCGAGCCAGGCGGCGGACCGCTCGGGCTTCTTCATCAGCCGGTCGAAATCCCTCAGCACCCGCTCCCGCTGCTCACGGGCAAGGGCCTGCACCGCGCGGCGGCCGGCGCCCTCCAGGTCGTCGTACGCCGCGTTGATGTCGGCCAGCGACGGGGAGGCGTCCGCGCGGGTCAGCTCGGGCCGGGGAGTCTCGCGCGCGTCCACCTTCGGCATCGGGGCGACAAGCGGCGCCAGCACGGACGCTACCGCGCGGCTGACGACGGCCTCCAGCTCGCTGCTGTCGAAGCGCTGCACCCCGGCCGCAGGGGTGACGGGCCTGTACTGCGCCCGGTACGCGGTCAGGGTCTGCTCGCCAATGCCGCCAGGCAGCGAGTCGTACCCGGCCTCGGCGCGGGCCTCGTCGAGCGTGACGACGTCGGCCTCGACGAGGCGTGTGGTTCGCGTGACCACTGCATCCCGGGACTCGCGCAGAGCGTCCACCCCGGACAGATCGAACACCGCCTCCTCGGCATCCGAGGGCAGTAGCCTCAGGTCGATCTCGCTGCCGATGACCTCCAGCTTCGGCACGATCGCGTCCGACCACAGCGTGGTCTTCGCCGCGGTCCGGTTCTCGTACGTCGTCCCGCCGAGCAAGTAGTCCCTGGGCACACCGAACGCCAGCATGACTTCAGCCGAGTTCGCCATCCGAGATTCGAGATAGTCCATCTCCTCGGGCGTGAACCCGAGCCGCTCGTAGCCGATGCCGCCGCTGGAGCCCTGCCCGCCGCCCGGTGCTGCGGACCGCACCAGTAGGTCACGGCCTGCGTTCTGCGGCCCCTGCATCGAAGAGCGCCACGATGCCTTCACCGCGTCGAACTCGCGCTGCTCCATGTGTCCGAGGTAGACCACGCCGTTTGGGCGGGCGCCGTTCTTGTAGGACTGCTTCTGCCACTCACGGGCGTACGAGTCCATGTCCACCGCATGCCGGGCCGCACGCCACGGGGGCAGGCAGCCGAGCGGGTCCCAAGGATGGGCATAGCGCAGCCACAGCATCTCTTCGGGCAGGACGGGAACCTGGACCCCGTCGCCGCGCCGGATGATGAACCCGATGATGTTGGCCGTGGTCGGGCGCTGCGCGATCGGCCGGTCCACGATCACGTCGACCTGGTCGAAGACGAGGTGGATCTCGGTGGCGTCGCCGAGGCCGGTCTCCCCGCGGTCCAGCCACACGAAGGACTGGCCGGCCAGCTCCAGTTGCTGAAGAGCCAGCGACTTGAAGACGCGGGCACTCATCAACGGGTTGGGCCGCTTGTTGAACAGGCGGGCGATGGGGTGGCCCTCGATGATCTCGCCATCGGGTCGGCGTACGGCCAGTGGGACGGATGATCCGTTGTCGGCGATGGCGGCGACGCACCGGTAGGCGACGGCGCTGTTGGAGTAGCCTCTCGCCTCGGCGTCGAGGGCCATGGTGAGGGAGTGCTGCCCGCCGATGGAGGCGACGGTGATGGGCATGCGGTCGCGCAGCGTGTCGAGGCCGACGGCTCGCTTCTCGGCGGCCCGGCTGATCGCCCGGTTCCTGTACTGGCTCACGTCGTCCTCCTCAGGCGACCGCGGCAAGGTTGCCCGCGGGGGCGAGCATGAGATCGGTGAGGGCCCACACGTACGCGTCGAGCCGGTCGGGGCTGGAGTCGCCGGGCACCCAGCTGACGAGCTGCTCCTCCAGTTCGGGGAGCGAGCCGACGACGTGCGCGGACCCCTGGTCGGTGAGCGCCGCCACCGGCTCGGCCCGGGTGGCCTTGCCCCGGCTCGCGGTGACCGTGCGGTAGTTGACCGTCGGGTCGATCTGCCGGACCACGGTGCCGATCCACTCGCCGCCGTTGTTGACCTCGGCGACGATCGCGTCCGCCCGGTGCTCGTGGTACGCCCGGATCGCCCGGCGCGCGGCCTCGATGGGCGGCATCCGTCCGGACAGGTCGTCGAGGGCGTAGCCGTGCTGCCGCTGGAAGCCGTTCTTGTCCGGAATGTACTGCTGCCCGCGCCCGGCCACGATGATGCCCATCTCGTCGGACTCGGCGTGCGAGGTAGCGGCGGGGTCCATGGCGACGACGATGCGACTCATGGGCGGGGCGGCGCCGACACGGGCAGCGTCAAGCCCGGCCCGCGACCACAGGGCGCCCTCGATGTCCTCCAGCAGGATGCCGTCGAGTTCCTGCGCCTCGGTGCGGGTGCCGGCGTATTTCCGGATCAGGTGTAGCCGCTGCTCCTCGGGGAGGTGGATGGCGTCGCGGGTGCGGCCGCGGGTGACGATGACCTTGTCGGAGCGGGTCAGCTCGATCAGCTCGGTGCGCGGCTTGGGCGTCGTGCTGCCGATGTAGTGGGGGTTGTTGCCGAGGCGCAGGCCCATCTCGGAGTGGGTGATGGCGTCCTTCAACCGGCGCTGCGCGGCGACCTCCTCCATCCAGATCAAGCACCTGTTGCCGCCGGCGCGGAGGCGTTCGACGTCGTCGGGGGTGTGGCTGCCGAACAACTTGGCCTCGGCGCCGGACGGCCAGCGGGCGAACGTCCCGCCGACCGTCGTGCGGAGAACCACCCGCGGGTCGTGCGCCTTCAGCCCCGAGGGCCCGTTGACGCACGCCTCCACGGCGTCGCCCTGGGTGGGGGCGATGATCGCCATGCGGTGCCCGCCGCGCAGCCGCTCGTCGCACGGGGGCCCGTTGACGTGGGCGACCATGTAGCGGGCGCAGCCGTCGGTCTTGCCGGTGCCGCGCCCGCCGAGCTGGAGCCACCAGCCGAGCGTCTCGATCGCTGGGGGCGGCACCTGCCACGGGTACGGCTTCCAGCGGCCCCACCGCTTCTGCCACAGCCGGGCGGCCAGTTCGGTCTCCAGCAGCTCCAGCTCGGCGGGGCTCATCCCGGCGAGGCGCGCGTCCAGGTCGGCGGTCACGCGTCGTCCAGGGCGGCCAGCTCGTCGGCGAGCGCGCGTACGCGGGCGGTCATCTCGTCGGTGACGGTGACGCTCGCCTTCACGGGGGCGTACAGGCCGAGGAGCTTTGCCTGGTGGTCGAAGAGGCGGACGAGGCCTTCGACGGACCTGGTATCGCCCTTGATGACCTTGGGCATCAGGGCGTTGACCGCGATGTCCAGGTTGGCGAGCTGCTCGCCGATGTACTCGCTGTGGGCGGCGGCGGCCTGTTCGGCGAGGGCGGCGACGCCTCGCTTCCAGGCGACGTAGACGTTCTTGACGTCGCAGTCCAGACGTTCGGCGATCTGCCGGAAGTGGAGGTGCTCCTGGGTGCGCATGCGTACGACCTCGTGCTGTCGCACGAGGCCGAGATCGTGGTTGGAGTTCCGCCGGACCATTGCACCTCCCTGCTGGGACGGTACGGATTCCGGGCAGCCCAGGATCTTGGGGTCTGCAATCCGCCAGCATGGCGAGGCCCCGCCGGTCGGGGGATGTCCGGCGGGGCCTGCGGTCCGTGTACCCGGGGTACGGGTGGTCATGCGTCAGTGGGTGTGGGCGGGGTAGTGGCCGCCGCACGTCGGGCAGTACGGCAGCTCGGGCTGGTCGAAGCGGAGTGCGGCCAGGAGGGTCAGCATGATCGGTTCACCTCCTCGCGCTTCCACAGGACGTGCGTCCGGGTGGGCCGGTCGGGGTCATCGACGCACTCGAAGCCCCGCTCCCCGGGCTGTAGTTCGGGCCCTGTAGCTGTAGGCGTAGCCGCCCCTGTAGTCGCCGGACGACCTGCGGAAACTACGTCGCCTACAGCCCCTACAGGCGGGGTCGGGGAGGGGTCGGGGAGGGCGGTTCGGCGGACCCCTCCGGACGGGTAGGAGACGCCGCTCATCCGGGCCCCGGGGCCGTGCTCGATCCCGGCCTCGGAGAGGGCCGCCCGGACGGCCGCGGGGGACCACTTCTCTCCGGTGGTCTGGGTGAGGTGTGTGGCGAGGGCGGTGGTGTGCACGCCGGGGCCGGTCCCCATGGCCTCGCGGACGAGGCGGATGAGGTCGGCCACGGCGAGGGCCGGGGGGTCTTCTGCGTCGGCCTTGGGAAGAGCGGCTGCGGCGGGTGCTGGTGGGGGGCCGACCGGGCGTCCGAGGCGCCATGCGGCGAGAAGGAGCAGGGCGACGATCACCCAGAGGATGACGGGGGTGGCGCGGATGATCCGCCAGAGGAGGGCGGCGAGTCCGGCGAGGACGGCGATGCGGAGCCACACGCCGAGCTCGGCCTGCCAGCAGGTGAGGTCGGTGCGGCGGCCGCGGCGGACCCAGGCGACCGCTCGGTCGGCGGCGCGGCGGGCGAGCTGCTCGCATCCGGCGACGAGGCGCTCGGCGGCACGCTGAAGGGCGGTCACAGGGAGGACCGTCCGCTCAGGTAGCCCTCGGCCCACGCGCCGGGAGTGTTGACGGTGCTGGGCAGCCAGTCCAGCGACGTGGCGATTCCGGGCAGCAGGGCGAGGACGGAGCCGGTGACCAGGCCCCCGACGATGCGTCTTTTGTCCTGCTTGCCGGACGCTTTGAAGAGGATGCCGACGCCGACGGCTACGAGGGCGACGGCCACGCCTCCGGCAGGGGTGAGGGTGCCCGCGGACCGGCTGCCGAGCTGGGAGGCGCCGGTGCCGACGAGCTTGGCGACGATGCTGTCGCCGCCGCCGGAGGCGAGTCCGGCGATGCCTGCGGCTCCCCAGCCGAGGGCGCCGCCGATGCAGATGGTGGCGAGGGAGCCGAGGTAGAGCCCGGCGCCGTAGGGGATCAGGGCCTTGGGGTCGCGGGTGCCCTTCCACCAGGGGCGGAAGTTGGCCCACGCGACGGCGAGGGCGATGCCGACTCCGGCGAGGCTGAGGCTGGTGCCGTTCACGGGCGTACCCCTGTCAGCCAGGTGATCGGGTCGTAGAGGGCCATCGCGCCGGTGCCGCCGATCATGGCGGTGACGAGCAGAGTGCGCGCCCACCAGCGCCCGGTGCGCCCGTCGATGATCAGTGCGGCGCCGAGAGCGACGGCGGCCAGCGCGTACGCCCCGCCGATGCTGGCCTCGGTGCGGCACTCCGCGAGGGTCGCGGACCAGACGGCGACGAGGCTGCCCCCGGGCGTGATCGGGACGAGGGCGAGGACGACGGCACCGAGGGTCTGGGCGGGCCTGGCCCACCGCCACAGCCAGCTCCAGTCCCGTACAGGCTCCGGCTCGGGCTGGGGGTAGACGAGGTCGACGGTGACGTGGACTTCGACGGGCCCCGGCGGGGGAGGCGGGGGCGGTGCCCAGCGTGGGGGTGCCGGCGGGCGGGGTGGAGGCGGCGGCGCGGGCGGGGCCGCGGGCTGCACGGGGATGGGCAGGGGCGCGCCGGGCGGGATGATCCGTGTGGGGGTGATCGGCTGGTCGGCCATCAGGCACCGACCTTCAGCGCGCGCAGGTAGCGGTCGACGGTGTCCGGGGACACGGCGCGGCCGGTGGCCTTGCCGACGCAGCGGGTGACCGCGTCGCGGTCGCGGAGGCCTGCGTCCCAGGCGATCCGGACTGCGTCCTTGGTGCTCTCGGCGTGTGCGGCGAGGTCGAGGACGTCGGCGTCCGGATCGTCTGCGGACTGGTCCGGACGGTCCGGATCCGCGTCCGGACTGGCCTGGAGGGCGGCCCGCTCGGCGTCGACCTGGCTCTGCGCGCGGGTGAGGTCGCGCTGCACGGAGATCATGCCGAGCTGCGCGCCGACGCGGGCCCGGCGGGCGGTGACCCATGCCTGGGTGCGGGCGTCGAGGGGCGGCGTCATCTGCCGCAGCATGATCGTCCACAGGCCCTTGGCGAGCGCGGAGACGACGGCGCCGACGATCCCGATCGTCCGCTGTCCCTGGACGCTGCCGTGCGCGGCGACCGCGATCATCGCAACGGCGAGGGCAAGGTGTCCGGCGTTGCGCGGGAGGGCGGCGCGCTGGGGGTCGTAGCGGGCAAGCCATTCCAGGGCCATGCACGCCATCCACACGAGGTCGAAGACGACGGCGGCGGCGTAGGCGGCGGGCTCGATGACGAGGAGGGTGAGGAGGCCGCCGATGCTGGCGGTGGACCAGACGAGGGAGGCGGTGAGGATGAGGGCGGCGACGGCGAGGACGGCGTGCCGGATGATCTGGTCCCAGTCGCGGGGCGGGACGGGGATGTGGATCTCGTACGGCTCGTCGATGATCTCGGTCTGGCCGTCGACGGTGTGGGTGACCTCGCGGGTGCGGGTCTCGGTGCGGTAGCGCACGTGGTGCTCCAGGAGCTGGTGCCGCCCCCGCGAGGGGGGATGGACGCGGGGGCGGCGGTCGGAGGGGGTCAGCGGCCGCGGAGGCGGCGTGCGGCCGTGTCGAGTGCGGCGCGGGCGGCGGCGCCCTTGGCGTAGTCGGCGCGGCAGGTGGCGACTGTGGCGGGCTGCGCGGCGATGACGCGGATCTCGTCGCGGGTGGGCTCGCCGGGGTGGGCCGGGGTCTGGTCGGCCATCACAGGCTCCCGGCGATCTCGCGGAGCGTGGTGGCGTACTGCCACTGGGGGGCGCCGCCGAGGGGCGGGAGGGCGGCGCGGGCGCGGCTGCTGGCGTCGGTGCGGACGGGGTCGGGGAGGATCCCGCAGATCGCGTCCTCGGCGGTGGTGAGGCGCTGGTGGAGCGTCCATGGGTTGATCGGGTCGGTGCTGCTGGCCATGAGGCGTGCGGCGACGATCAGGATCTGCGCGGGGAAGGACGGCTCGGTGAGGATGCGGCCGAGTAGTTCGTCGGCGTCGAAGGGCCGCTCGGGGGTGGGCTGGTCAACGGGTCGGTCGGTAGGCTTCATGGGGCCTGCTCCTGTGATCGCAGCGGAGTGGGCACCCCCGGCCCATGTGGAGTGACAGCTCCGGGCCGGGGGTTTTGTGCATACGGCTGGCAGCGGAGCTACCACCCGACTCCTGTGCAGGGTACCCTACACAGCAATGTCGGGGAAGGCTGCGCTCCGAAGAACGGAGTGGGCGTGGATGAGGAGGTGCAGCGAGTGCTCGACTCGATCGACGCGCTGGGCACGGACGGCGATGCGGCGGATCGTGCCCGGCGCCTGACCGAGCTGCTGGACGACTGGCCCGATACCCACGCCAAGGTCCGCGGCATGCGCCAGGAAGCGGTGAAGGAGATGCACGAGAGCGGCATGTCCCTCCGCAAGATCGGCGAGGAGCTGGGGGTGTCCTTCGGCCGGGTGCGCCAGATCATCGCGGGCGAGACCGCTGGGCAGGCGAAGCGGAAGGCGGCCGCCGAGACGGAGTAGTTCCGCCCGTCGCAGCCCCCGCCCGGATCGGGTCGGGGGCTGCGTGCTGTCCGGATCCGTCCGGACCACCCGATCACGCCGCCGCAACCGCCGGCGGACGAGCCCCCCGACGAGCTTGACGAGCCGGACGCCGCGCCTGCACCGCCGCCACACACGCCGCACACGCCACCTCCCCCAACCGACGGTGCAGCCAGTACCCCGCCGCAGAACCGCCCCCAGCGGCCCTGTGAGCCTCCGCGAGCCGCGCCCGGCGCCCGGCCCCGATGTGCGCCTCGTGCGCCGCCACACACGCCACACAGGGCTGCTCCCGGTACCCGAAATGGCTGCGGTACGCCTCCTCGCTACCACACACCAGCCGCAACCGGCCCTGTTCATCGAACCGCCACGGCCGGCCATCCCGCCACGACCGGCGCTGCGCCGTCGTCGTCCCACCCCACACCCCGGTCACCTCCGGATGGTCGAGCGCGTACCGGGCACAGGCCGCACGCACCGGGCACGGCTGGCAGCCCTCGACCGCGGCGCGCCGGTCGTTGGCGTGGGGGCTGTGCCACCGGTCGGGGTCGGTTCGGCAGGGGAGTCGGGGGGCGTTGTCGGTGAGGGTGGTGAGGGTGGGCATCGAGGCTCCCCGGGGGTTGGTCTGGGGGGTTGGCTGTGGGGCAGTTGGCTGGTCAGAGCAGGTCGTGGGTGGGGACGTCGTCTTCGGTCAGTGGCGTCTCGGTGACCGTGGTGGTGCGCCGTACGAGCCGGTGTTCCCACGACGGTTGTGCTTGGCGGCGTGCGGCGAGTGCCCGTAGCGCCGTGTCTCGCCGTGCCCAGGACGTCTGTGGTCCGGTGGCCTGCCAGGGCTGGCTGGGGGCGGGGCGGGACTGGAGGGCGTAGCGGACGGTGGGGGTGGGGTCGGTCATCGGTTCTCGTCCTTGTCGGGCTGCTCCCCGGTGCCGCGCGCCTCGGCGGCCATGCGGCGAAGGTCGGCAGCGAACGCACGCGGGATGCAGGTGTCGCAGCCGCCGCAGTCGCACGTGTCGTCGTTGTCGACGACGTCGGCTGCCTCCTCCAGCACAGCGGCTCGGTCGGCGGGCGCGGGGAGGACGGCGAGCACCGCGTCGGCGAACCGGTACCGGTCGTCGAGGCGCAGCTGCCCGAAGGTGTCCGCGCGGTCGAGCGCTTCGGCGATGCGGCCGCGGAGGGGCTGGTCAACGACGGCAGGCGGGGTCTCGGCGGGCTGCTCTTCGGCGGCTCGTGCGACGGCGGCGTCGGCGGCCATGCGGGCGTTGTGCGCCATCGCGGCGCCCGCCGCCTCGCCGAAGGAGGAGTAGTGCTGAACCATGGTCATCTCCGTGTGGTCGTGGTGTGCTGGGTGCGCGCCCCGCCCGCGCTGCCTGCGGGCGGGGCGGCCGGGGTCAGACGTACCTGGCGATCTCGTGCGCCAGGCCTTCCACCAGCGCGGTGCGCATGTCCTCGGGCATCCCCGGCTCGAACGCGAAGTGGATGCGGGCGATCGGGCGGTCGTCGGCGTTGATCGTGAGCTGGTGTTCGGCGGGCTCTAGTCCGTCGGCGCCGAGGTTGATCGCCCACTCGGGCACGTCGGCCGCGCCGGTGATCAGGCGGTGGATGGCGCGCTGCGCCTCGTTGAGGGCGTCGTACTCGTCGTTCGGCGTGGGGGCGACGAGCAGCTCATTCCACGACTGGCGCGCGCAGGTGCCGTCGTCGGTGGACTCGACGATCGCGTCCTGCATCATCTCGCCGATGCACATGTACTCGGGGTCGTCGACCAGCTCGGCGTGCTGCCGGGCGGCTTCGGCGCGGAGGTCGGCGTCGGTGTACGGACGGTCAGTCATGATCAACTCCTGTGGTGTGGTGGGCGGGTCAGGGCGTCAGGTCTTCGCCGCACTCGCCGCAGTGGGAGTGCGCGTGGACCAGCGCGTCCTCCTCGTCATGGAGGTGGACGAGGAGGACGTCACCGCCGCAGCCAGCGTGCTCGACGCCCCTGGCGCGGTACGTGCGCTCCAGCCCGCCGCCCCAGTCCTCGGTGTTGATCAACGTCCAGGTGATTTCGTCGCTCATGGTCATCTCCAGTGATGTGATGGGTGGGTCAGTGGCGGCTGCCGGGCAGATGCCCGACGTGCCAGTGGCGGCAGTACGGGCAGCGGTACGGGGCCATCCGCACCGCGCCGTCCATGCGGCGCAGCGACGCGATCTGCGCGAGAGCAGCGGCCCGGTCGCGGTGGGCGTGCTTCCCGGTGCAGGCGCGGGCACGGGTCGTGCGATGCCGACGACGCGTCACGCCGGGGCCCCCTCGGCGGCGGCCCGCCGGTCGATCGCCCCGGCCCACGCCACACACACCGCAGCGACCTGGACCAGCTCGGTGCGCAGCGCAGCAGGGTCGGTCTCGGCGAGCGCCTCGTAGACCTCCTCCAGCAGCACGTCCCGCCAGGCGAGGAACCCGGTCGCTGCCGCGCGTTCGGTCTGCTCCCGGTAGCGGCGGACGGCGTGCTGGTAGACGGGCAGCCCGGTGCCGTCGGGGTGGTTCTGCTCGCCCCAGCGGGCGTTCTGCCGCTGCCGCTCGGCCTGCACCTCGCCGAGCAGACCCGCGTCCGGGCCGAGAGTGCGGCCCATGTACGCGGCGACCTCGGCGAGGACCTGCGCGGCGAGGACGGTGCCCCAGTCGTTGGTGCCGAGGCGGACGGGGGTCTCGGCGATCGCGTGCTCGATGACGGCGGCGAGGGGCCGGAGTTCGGCGAGCTGGTCGGAGTTCGGGGGCTGGTCGGTCACGGTGGTCTCCTGATGATCGTTGTGTCGGGGCGCAGTTGTGGCCTGCGGGCGGGCCGGGCTGCTGGTGATGGCGTGGATCTCGGCGGGGTCGATGCCGAGCGCGGTGAGGTGGCGGGCGAGGTCGGTCATGCGGCCTCGTTTCGTACGGCGTGGAGGTGGCGGGGGTTGGTGCGGTCGGTCCAGCCGTCGAGTGCGGCGGCGAGGTCGGCCCGGTGCTGGGCTTGCTGCTGCGGGGTCCAGGCGGGTGCTGTGCGGCTGTCTGCGGGGCGGGGGGTGGGGTGTTCGGGGCAGGAGGGGAGTTCGTCGCGCAGGAGGCGCTCCAGGGGCGTCATGACTGCGGCTCGTTGGCGAGGGCCAGGAGGACGGCGGCGTGGCAGTGGTCGGGCTCGCCGTCGCCGGGGAGAGGGCACCAGCACATGAGGTCCCGCCCGGCGAGGTCCGCCCGGAGGGTGGCGAGGGCGGCGGCGTTGTACCGGTAGATACCGAGTTCGGTGGTGTGGTGAAGCTCGAAGAGGCGGGTGGCCATGAGCCGGGCATAGAGCCGGTCTGTAGGGGCGAAGATCTGGGGGGCCTCGCGGAGGCTGCGGCTGCGGTCGCCGAGATCGATGAGCTGCCAGCCGGTGCTAACGGGGCGGACGGTGAACGGGTTGGCCCAACGGGTGGGGCGGCCGACGTAGACGGCGCCCTCGGGCGCGGTCCACCCCTTGGTTCGGCGGCGTTGGATGCGAGTGGGGTTCATGAGGCGGTCCTTTCGGCGCAGTGGGTGTGGGTGGTGCGGCCGGGGCGGCGGGGGTCGGGGATGACGGGGCGGTGGCAGACCGGGCAGCGAACGACTGCGAGCGGCGGCGCGGTGGCCGTGGCGGGCTGTGGGGTGGGGGAGGAATCGTTTTCGCCTCGCGCGCTCGCGCGGACCTGTGGCTGAGGTGAGAGCCCAGGCGGGGTGTGGTCGGGGTCTGGGTCCCTACCGCAGGTAGGGGTGGAACTGGTAGGCGCGTCCATGGACGCTGTCCGGACCGCGACTATGGACGCTGTCCGGGGGCGTCCATGGACGCTATCCGGGGGGTCTCCGGAGGGTCCGGAACCCCCGCTACGGACGCTGTCCGGAACACCAGCCACGGACGCTGTCCGGACCGCGTCCACGGACGCTGTCCGAGGGGACTCGGTCAACTCCGCGATCTCCTGCGCCTTCTTCTTCGCGTGCGCCCGACGCTGCCGCGTATCCGTGAACGCGACCATGTGCGGAGCCCAGTCCGGGCGCCCCATCGGGATCATCAACTGGTAGACCGACGACGCATTCGGCCGCCGCCGCCGCACCAGCAGCCCCACCCCGAGCAACACCTTCACCGCGCGGGTCACGGTCTCCTGCGAGCAGCCCGCCAGCCGCGCCAGAGTGTCCCGCCCCGGGAACGCGTTGCCGCCGTCGGCATCCGCGTACGTGGCGATCCACACCCCCACAGCAGCAACACGCGCCACCTCGGGGACCGACGGACCGACGCGCAAGACCTCCGCCCTGAGGGCGTTGATCCAGGCGTTGCGCACGGTCTGCACGTGGTCGCTGCTCACGGGCTCTCTTTCGTAACGGCGGTGCGGGGGTTCGTCGTCCGGGGCGGGGCTCGGGCCAGCCGCCCCGGACGGGCATGCGGGGGCAGGTCAGTCGGACGGCAGCTCGGTCATCACATGGCGCTCCCACGCGCTGCCGAACACGTCGCCCCGGAACCGATTCGGCGGGACCATGCCGAACGACCTGCCGCACTGGCAGCGGCCGTAGAACTCGCAGTCGCCGTACTCGATGACGAGGGCGTGCCCTCCCTCCCAAGTGGTCACCGAGTCCTCGTCGCGCGGGAGGGATGCTGCCGGGGCGTACCGGTTGGTCAGCGAGTCCCAGCGGATATGCGGGTTGGGGCCGAGGTCGAACTTGATGCCGATCGCGTGGGCGGCGTTGAGGGCAGCGACGAGACGCTCCACGTCGGCGCCCGCGGGGATGGTGAGTTCAGTGGTCATGGGAGGTCTCCGTTCGGGCGGTGCAGTAGGTGGGGTGGTCGGTCATGACCCTCGCCACGAGAGCCCTGACCTGGTCATGGCCGTACACGGGGCCCTCCGTCGTGCCGCACGCCGTGCAGACGTAGCGGGCCCTCGGCGGGCGGACCCGGTAGCCGCGGTGGTCGACACCGAAGTCGACATGCAGACCGGACAGCCCGTCGGCCGTGGTCACGGCGGATCACCGAAGATCGCCCTGTAGGCGGCCTGGTTCCGCTCGCGCATCGGCCGGTCCTCCACGTGACCCGGGTGGACACACTCGTCGTCGCCGCAGCCAGCCTTGACGTAACCCACCGGGTCCCGCCCGTACCTGATCCGGAACGCGACCCCGCGAGCCCCGAGCCCCCGCCCCCGCCAGCGCGCCACCGGAACACCGTCGGCCGTCCGGTATCCCGCCCAGTGCAGATGCCCGCCCGCGGCCGGCGTCGTACGGGCACGGAACAGGGCCTCGGCTGACGGGGCGGCGGGGCGGCCGCGCCGGTGCGGAGGGATACCGAGCGCGGCCCGCGCACGGCCCACACCCGAAGCGGCAACCCCCAGGCGCGCGGCGACCGCCATGTCGGTCAGGCCCTCGCGCAGCAGCGCGGCGACATCCTCACGGACCCTCATGCCGCCACCCCCGCCCGCGCGTCCCTACGCGCCGCGTTGCGTGCCTCCCGGCACCGTGGGCAGACCGGCGTGCCCATGTACCGGTGCGCGGCGTCCCCGCCCGGCGTGCCGCACCGGCCGGTCCAGTCCGGGGCCGCGGCCGGGTCGTCGATGGTGTCGTCGTCCCACGCCCCGACCGGCGCCCACCCCTGCCGTGCCGCCTGGTTCCGGGCCCGGACGTACGGCTGCCGGCCAACGCCGTGCTCGCGCGGGTCGGCCGCCCACAGCTCGTCGTACAGGACACGCCCCGCGCGCGCCGTGCGCACGGTGACCCGGACGGCCCGGATCATCAGCCCGAAGTTCCCGTCCCTCATCCGCAGGTGCTGCGCGAGGTGGTGCTGCGGCCAGCCGCCCGCCACCAGTGCCTGAAGCCGGCGTCGGGTTCCCGTCGCGTCGATGACCGTCGCGGCGCCGAGCACGTCGAGACCCGGCTCGACGGCGAGGACCGCGGCCGCGAGCGCCGGACGGACCCGGGCCTGCGGCGGCGTGCCCCGCCCAGGACGCCCCGTCAGCACGGCCTGGAGCCGCGCGTAGTCCACGCCCGCCAGGACGGCGATCCGGCGCAGCCCGAGCCCGCAGGACTGGAGTTCACGCAGGTGCCGGCGGACGGGTTCGGCGTCGGCCCACGGCTGCCATGTGCCGTAGGCGATGGCGCGGGTGCGGTTCGTGTCGTACTCGGATGCGGCGAGTCGGCACGTCAGGCAGCGGCCGCCGTCGAGCTTGTACCGGGCGTAGCCGTGGGGGCGCTCGCTCATGCCGCCCTCCCCGCCAGGGCCGCCGTCCGGCGGGCCGCATCGCGCTGGCGGCGCAGCATCCGCCGCCGGGCCAGCTCTTCCTCGCGCGCTTCCATGCAGGGCGCGCACGGCTCGGTGCCCACAGCCAGGTGCCGCGCGTACGAGGCCGGGGTGCCGTGGCGCCGGGCACGGACCGCGTCGTCAGCGAGGTGGTCGGCGGCGACGCAGCCGGACCGCCCGCATTCGGTTCGGACGTGGCCCTGCGGTTCCTCGCCGTGCGCGGCCAGCCAGGCGGCGCGGACGGGCGACATGCTGCGGCCGCAGACAGTCGCGGTGCGCGGCCCGGTCCAGGTGGAGTGCCCGTCTTCGGCGGGCTGGGCGTGCTGGATGATCCGTGCGTGGGCGGCGGCCTGCGGGTCGTCGGCGTCGGCCGCGTCGCCGTTGAGGTGGGCGCGTTCGGTGCGGGTCAGCCCACCCCACACGCCGTGCTGCTCGCGGTTGGCGAGGGCGTAGGCCAGGCACGCGGCGCGCACGTCGCAGGCCATGCAGATCTTCTTCGCCTGGTACGCGGAGCCGCCCTTCTCGGGGAAGAACTCCTCGGGGTCGGTCTGCGCGCACAGGGCGGCCGTCCGCCAGGGCGCGGCGAGATCCCGGATCGGGTGGGGTGCGGCGAGGGCGGTCACGACGCACCGCCCTCGATCTGCGCGGGCCCGGTGATGCCCGGCAGAGCGAGGGCGCCTGTTGTCCACGCCTCGGCGATCCTGCTCTTGCCCTCGCTCCGGAAGCGCAGCGAGTGATTACGTGCCCGCGTCGCCCGGACCGCGACGCCTGGCACCTCGTGCAGTTCGCCCGTCTCCGTGTCCACCAGCCGGGCTACACCTGCGGCCGTCATCTCGGCGAGCACCTTGTCGACGAACGCGGGTCGCACCTCGGTCACGAAGCGCCGCTCGATCTCGCTGGGGAAGGCGGCCATCACCCACGCCTTGAACGCTTCGGCGTCGATGACCTTCGCCTCGGGCGCCGGATCGGTCAGGGACACGGTCGCCACCGTCGTCCCGTCGGGCAGGGCCGCCGCGATCTGCCGCGTCCCCGTCTCCCGCTCGGCAGCGTCGAGCCCCTGCTGCAACTCGCCGCGTACAACTGTCAGCCGCTCCTTGACGAGGTCGGCGAGCGCCTTCAGCGTGGCCTCTTCCATGGCCAGGTCCCGGAGCGTCATGCGGCAGCACCCCCCACCATCAGCTCACGGGCCTGCCGGAATTCGGCCGGAGTGCCCTGCTCGATGGGATGGCCGAACGACTGCTGGAACTGCACCGGCAGTCCGTCCGTGAAGCCGACTGCGCGGGCGGCTTCCCACATTGCGTCGAGCGCGGCCTGCCGCTCGGCGGGGCCTGCGAGCGGGGCCGCCCCGGGGCGGGGCGGATCGGCCTGTGGAGGCGTGCCAGCCTGCTGTGGGACTGGCGTTGGGGTGGCGGGGGTGGGTTCGGGGCGGACCTCGCTGTCCTCCGAGTCCGCGACGGGCGCGCCCATGTAGGCCAACGACCGCAGGACTACAGCCCCTTGAGAGCCGTCGTTGTAGAGCGACAGGCCGAACTGGTCGCCGAGGTTGACCGCGCAGCGCTTCAGCGCCTGCGACAGAGCCGTTTTCATGGCCAAGTCGTGCGCGTCGCCGAGGGACGGCTGGTTCACCGCGTCGCCTGCGGCTGCGTCCTCGAAGACGGTGAGCGGCTGACCGTCGACGGCCTTCAGAGTGAGGCGGACCTGCGCACGGTAGACGACTGTCCACCGCGAGCGCTCGCCGGTCCGTGACTCACGCTCGGCGACGAGCTCTAGCGCCTGGGTCTCGATGGTGAAGCCATCGAAACCGAACACGCGGATGAGCTGGCGGCGAACATCCCATGCCTCCAGGTGGGACATGCCGCGCAGGTTCCGGACGCGCTTCGGGCTGATGGGACCGAGCAGGACCTGAGTCTGCTGCTCGGTCAGGGTGCCAGGTGTTGCGTTGACAGTCACAGGACCCTCCAGAGGATGAGGATGATCAGCGCCCACAGGGCGACGGCGTAGAAGGTCCCGACGACGCAGCCGCTCACGAACCGGTTCTCGGGCTCGGTCACGACGCACCGTCCTTCACAGGGCAGCCAGCGGTGGCCTGCCACGCGTCCCACTCCGGGATCGTGGCGCGGAACGCGGACCGGGTCGGCTCGGACAGCGCGGTCGCGGCGGCGAGCGCGAGCGTCGCGTGCGCCTGCGCCTCGGCGGCGAGCGCGTGCCCGACGACCGGGTCCCCTCCGTCGCCGTACGTCCAGTGGTGCGCCTGGCCGAGGAGGCGCTCGGCCTCGCGGTAGTGCTCGGGCCCGGTCATCGGGAGCCGCCCTTCGCGGTCGGGGTGTAGAAACGATCAGCAGGGCGCCTGTGCTCGACCAGCAGCCCGAGCGCCGTGAGGACGTGGAGCGCACGCCGGACCTGCCACGGCTGCGCCGTCCGGTCACCGCCGTCCAGGAGGTGACGGTGCACAGCCCGCGTACGGACCGGCCCGCCAGCAGCACGGGCGTAGGCGAGGACCGCAGCCGCGCGCGGGTCCAGCCCAGCCGGAGTGCCGTCGGCCAGCGGGGGCAGCGGCGGCACGACCACGGCGGCCGCCTCCCGCACCACCGCGTCGACCAGCTGCGCGGCCTCACCGCGGCGGACCTCCGGAGACCCGGCGAGCAGGTCGACCAGCCGGTCGTAGGCAGGTGTCTCGGTCATCGGGGATCACCTGCCTCGGTGAAGCAGCCGCAGCCGCCCTCATCGAGCTCATCGAAGAGATCAAGCTGCTCCGGCCGGGCCTCCATGCGTGCACGGAGCGCGGCCAGCGTGAGCGGCCGCACGGTGCCCCCCACCCGGTCCCTCAGGATCGACACGTCCGTGCCGAGCAGGCCGCGCATCTTGACCTCCGCAGCCTCGGCGCGGGCGTACCGCTCAGGGAAGAGGCGCAGCAGCCGCGCCCATTGGGCCTGGCCGCCGCGTACGCAGCCGCCGCCGCAGTTGTTGTGGGCGAAGCCCAGCCGGTACAACTGCGGGTCGATCAGCCCGGCGGCGCGGGCCTCCGTGCGCAGCGCCTCCTTGTCGCGCCACGGCGGCCGGGTCAGCGGCGCATCCACAGTCCACGGGGACCAGCCCGCCTCTATCGCGGGCAGCCGGTGCGTCTCGGTCCAGTCGATCCCGACGTACACGGTGGTGCGCGCGGGGTCGGTGTTCTCCGTCAGCCAGTCCCGGCACGGCTTCTGCTTGAGGTCGTGGGAGCACTGGGCGATGCGAGTGTTGCCCAGCCATCGCCGGTCCTCGAACACCTGCCAAGGCGTACGGCCGTCGGCAACGCGGGTGATCGGGACACCGAGCTTCGCGCTGGCCTGGTCGTTGAACCGGTAGAGGTCGGCGTCCTCGATGAGGGTGTCGGCGAACAGCAGGGTGACCGCGTCGGCACCGTGCTCAGCGACGACGTGCCTGGCGGTCGCCCACGACGTGATCCCCCCGGACCACATGACGACGTGCTGTGTGGAGCTCATCGCCGTCCCCCGTCCTCCGCGGCGACCTGCGCCGCGGCGTCGTCAGGGGTCCCGAGGCCGCTGATGCAGCCCGGGTAGTGCCCGCACCCGGGGCAGCAGGTGCCGCAGTCGCAGTCAGGCATCGCGCACCGCCCCGTCGTCGTGCCGGTCGTCGCGGTTGCGGCACGTGGTCGAGCACCACGGGGAGCCCGGACGCGGCGGGGACGAACAGCCCGGGTCTGCGCACATCGGGTCCAGCACCAGCAGCCCGTGCCGCGCCAGCTCCGGGAGCGTGGCCATCACGAACGCCGGGCAGCTCGGCACGCTGCCCTCCACCGCGTACAGGCCGTCGCCGGAGGAGGACGTGCCACGCCGCTCCCAGCGGGTCCCGTCGTCCGTCGTCATCACCCGCTGCGGGGCGACCACAGGCAACGGCGAGGGAACTGCGGGCGCAGCGACGGCACGCAGCAGATCAGCGGCGCCGAGCGCGTACACAACCTGCTCGACGATCTCCGAGTTCGGGGACTGCGACTCGTGCAGCGCGGCGTACCCAGTGCGGATCGCCTGCCGCTCCACGGGGGTTGGGGTGCGCGTCATGACCGCACCTCCGTCAGCGGCCCGAACGCCATCTCGACGAGGCGCAGCGTCCACGGATACGACGGGCCAACGCCCTGGTCGCCGGGGTCCTGCGGCTCCGGGCAGGCGAGGACCTGCTCGCCGTCCGGGGTGCGCTCGGCGGTGACGACCCAGCGGTCGCCATCCGCGTCGACGTACGCCGTCGGCGGGAGGGAGAGGCCAGCGACGGCGTACGTACGGCGGTCGCCAGCGGGAATGTTGGTCGACGCGCTGGCCAAGGTGGTGATCGTCACGACGCACCGCCCTCGACCGCGGCGCGCATCTCCGACCGGCGCTTCGCGATCCGCATCTGCACGAACGACAGCCCGCGCGGCGTCAGGTGCAGCGTGTAGTGCGCGCAGCTCCCCCACGTGTGCTCCACGACCTTCTCCACCGAGGTGAAGTGCTCGCGGTGCGCCGCGTAGAAGTCGTACTCCCAGCCGCCGCACGTCCGCTGCCGCCGGTAGATCAGCCGCTCGTCGAGGAGGAACCCGCGCAGGTCCGACTCGCGCCAGCCCAGCTCCTTCGCCGCCTGCCGCACCAGCCGGTCACCAGCCTGTGCGGTCATGAACGTGTCGTGCGCCAGCGCCTTCGGCTCCAGTTCCGCGACGCGCGAGGTCAGTTCGACCTCCCGCTCCGTCGACTCCAGCAGCAGCCGCGCCACCGCCATCCGGCCCTGCGGCGTCGCCATGTCCGGCAACGCGGGCGGCGTGACGGCGGTCTCGGCCTTGCGGGTCTGCACGGCGAAGTACGTCTGCGCGGAGGCGATCTCCGCCTTCCGCGGGTCGCCGTTCATCGCGATCAAGTACGCAGCGAAGCGGGTCAGGTGGAAGTCCGGGATCCTGCGCTGCTGCCCGCGAGCGTTGTTCGTGATCTTCGCGGCGCCGCGAAAATGGTCCAGCGGCTCGACGCCCGTGTTCATGGCGGCCGCGATCGCGCGGTCCATCGCGTCGGTGAACCGCTCCCAGCGGTCGTAGCCCATCGCGGCCTGGAGCTCGCGGGCCGACCAGTACTCGTGCCCGTCCGGGGAGGTCTGCTTGAGGCGGTCGAACGGGCTGGTCCCGCTCGGTGGGATGATGTCGTTCACGGTGTCCTCGATCTCTGGGTTGAGGTGTGCCGAGGGGGTCGTTCCGGGTCACGTCCGGGGCGGCCCCGTGTGCGTGATGGGGTCAGGCGGTGGCGAGCTCGGCCTGTTCGGCGTGCCAGTTCTTGACCTTCTGGAGGTCGAAGCGGCGGCCACGGCCGACGTACGGCTCCTGCGGCATCCCCGCCTCGATCCAGCGGAGGATCTGCCAGTCGGAGACGCCGTAGTACGTCTCGATCTCGCGCTGGCTCAGGAGAGGGAGCAGACCGGCCGGGAGGGGGGTGACGCGGTCAGTCTTCTTCGGCATCAGACCTTGACCTTCCTACAGTTGATGTTGACTCTGGAAGCAGGCGGAAGAGCGAGTGGATCCGTACGTCCAAACCCACGGTGATCAGCCATGCGGTGTGCAGCTCGCACCGGTCTCGCGCGGTGCGGCCCTTCCCGGTGAGGCGTCCGATCGTTGCCGGACTTACGCCCCGCCCGGAGGGGTCGGCTCGACGGGTCTTCCGGGCGAGGGTGTCGAGCGTGAGCCCCTGCCGTTCCATCTCATCGCGGATCGGTTGGCCGGATCTGAGGCGGAGCAACTTGGGCATAAGGACCTCGTGCGGAGCGGGTTCCGCGCCTCTCTTGGGGCGCATTCACAGTTCTACAGTTGACGTTAAGGTCCTGTCAACGGTTTCCCCGAGACTCCCCGAGTCGGATCAAGGAGGGTCCGATCTTCGAAAGTTCGTTCTATGATGGCGGCATATGCCCGCGCTCCGGCGCGCAACGGGGAGGCCGTGCGCTACGCCTGAATGCGCCACGGCTCTACTTTTACTTGCGAAAAGTAGAAGTCAACCGGCACTCTGGCAGCGTGGAGTACGAGGGGCAGAGGCACAGCGCGGACGAGGGTGAGACCTTCCCGCAGATCCTTCGGCGCCTGATCGCCCATTACGACGGCATCTCGGGCACTGAGATCGGGCGCCGCACCGGCATGTCCGGGGCCGCAGTCAGCACCTGGCTCTCCGGTAAGCGCATCCCGCGCCCCGACACGATCAGGGCGCTCTCCGCCGCCTTCCCCGCCTTCAGCGAAGCCGAGCTGTTCGCCGCCGCCGGCCGCAAGGCCCCGGGGCCGCTGAGCCCCGCCGCCGAAGAGCGCCTCCTGGAACTGTTCCGTGGCCTGACCAAGGAGCAGCAGGAGATGAAGGAGATCGAGATGCGCGCACTCCGGGACGCGAACCGCACCTGATCGCGTACAACCCTCGCGGGCAGTTACTGATCTAACAAGGTTGGGCCCCTCACTCCCCGTAAGCGCCGCTGGAGTTGAGCGACGCAGAGTGGTCGCATATTCGACAATCTCGGAGTACCGTCGGGCCACGGCTCGCGTCCTCCCCCGCGGCTGGCATCCCGTCGCCTGCATCACGGGGGGTTCCGTATGTGCATCCGCGTCCGCCTGGCCTCGCTCGACTCGCTGGTCCCCTGGGATCCCATCGCACTGGCCATCACCGTCCCCGCTGGCCTTTCGCCAGCGAGCACACTTCACGCCGTAAGAGCGGTACTCGCCGAACTCCACATCGCCCAGCCCTCGCTGGGTGCACGCTGCTTCTGCGGGCAGCCTGTGTCTGTGCTGCCCCGCATTCCTCAGCAGCGAAGGAGCGGTGAGCAGGTGATCAAGCATGCCTCGTAGGGCGTTGAACAACCCTCGGCAGATCAGGATCAAGACGTGCGGGTGCGGCCTGTGCATGGAGAAGTACCCGCCAGCAGAGCACGGCGAGCGGGCCCCGCGGCGCGACTGCGTCGGCCCCTGGCAGGCCCGGTTCCGCGACCCCACGGGGGCGCAGAAGGCGAGGAACTTCCCGATCAAGGACGGCGGCAAGAAGGCCGCCGAGGCGTTCCTCGACAAGACGCGCACGGCCGTGCGCGAGCGGCGGTACCGCGACCCGAAGCGCGGGGAGATTCGCCTCGCTGCTTGGTGGGAGATCTTCTGGGAGATCGAGCAGGAGAAGGGGCGGCTCGGCACTCGTGCGCGGAAGCTGGGGATCTGGCAGAAGCACATCGAGCCTCGATGGGGCGGCTACCGGCTGGTTGACCTGGAGTACATGGCGCTTCAGCACTGGCTCACCCATGGGCTGAAGGGACACGACACTCAGAAGAAGGCCAAGGAGCTCCTGCACGCGATGCTCGACGCGGCGGTCAAGGACGGGGAGCGGATCACCGTGGACCCGACCCTGCACCTGACGGTAACGACACCGCGGGTGAAGCGGCACAGGGACGACCTTGCCCCACCCACGGCGGCACAGTACGCGCTGATCCATGCCGCGCTTCCCGCGTACTACCAGGTGATCCTGAGGGATTTTGCGCACGAGACCGGGATGCGCCCCGGCGAGTACGCAGGGCTGCGGGAGCACTGCATCGATGACGAGGAACGGGTCGTTCACATCAAGGAGATCCTGGTCTCGGACGGCGGGCGGCTCGTACGCCAGGCTGCACCGAAAACCGAGTCGGGGTTTCGTACGGTCCCCCTGACGGACCGGGCGTGGTCGGCGGTGGAGTTCATGCGGGCGAAGTGGCGTCCGGCGCGGACCCGGTCGGCGATCGGGGACGGCACGGGGTTGCATCTGGAGGAGCTGGTTCTGCGGGGCCCGCGCGGTGCAGCACTGAACATCAACAACCTGCGCCGTCCGTGGAGGCGTGCTACGGACCAGGCCGGGGTGTCGCGGAAGGTCGTGGACAAGGAGACCGGGCGCACGCGGTGGTGGCCGGACGTCTACCACTACCGGGACCGGGTCACGAGCGCGCTGCACCACGGCGGCGTTCCGGAGAAGGACGCGCAGTCCTTTCTCGGGCACGACCGTGGTGGCAAGGTCACATGGATCTACACGCACGAGAGTGAGGATGCGCGCGAGAGCGTGCGCGCCGCGCTGGAGGGGCCGCGTAGTGGACTCCGGGCTGTGGAGTGA